GTCGGTGTCCTGCGGGAGCGGGAACTCGGTCGCGTCGGGATCCGACGACGCATCATAGGTATTGCCAATCTGTTTCGAGAAGATCAGATCCAGTTGTGCATTCCAGACAGGGGCATTGCGCGACCCCGTGAGTGTCAGCTTCGCCACCTTCCCGCCCGCGTATCTCGTCCTCCGCAGCGTCCCGTCCGACCGCTGGTAAGCGTGATACACCGAGGCCGACGCCAGGTCCCCGGGCGGCTCGGTGGTGGTCCAGGGCGCCGTCTGGCCCGTGTTGATCCGAGTCAGGGCCCAGTTCAGGAGCAAGTTCGCCTGGGTCGGATACAGGACCGTCTTCAGGGTGCCTTTCACGTCCATCGTGTCCGACAGCGACTCGACCAGGATGTCCTCGCCGCCGCCGAAGCTAATATCGGTATATTTCGGGTCCGCCTGCACGCTGAACGAATTGGGCTGGGTCAGCCGGAGGTAGATCGAGTCCGTACCCGCGACCGGACTGGCCTTGGTCACGGTGTAGGCGCTCTCGACGACGAGCATCGCGGCTTCAAATGTAGCCATCTGGATCTACCTCAATTGATCAGGTTCCGCAGGACGTCGATCCGGAACGAGCCGAGCGGGTGGAGTGCCCCCAGGCTGCCCGCCGCGGTGGCGGGCGGGGGCTGGACGGGCGCCTGGGCGAGCGGGTGGACGAAGACGAAGGTTCCGTTGACGGCGCCGGCCGCGACGAGCTGGGCGCGCCACAGGTCGCCCGCGGCGCCGGGCGGGTACAACGCGGACTCGATGGCGCCTTGGAGGTTCAAGACGTCCTCGGCGTCGTGCCCGGGGATGCCCGCGTCCACCGCGACGGTGAGCCCGCCCGTCTGGCTCGACTCGTCGAACCACGTCATCGGCTCGGGGACGGGATACAGCCGCAGTGCCGGCCCGCGCGCCGCGGTGATGTCGGTGTTGTCGTCGCCCGATCCGTCCCACACCAGCCACGTGCGGATCGCGGCCGAGAGCGCCGGGTCGGCCTGAAGCCGGGCCACGATCAGGCGCCAGACGGCGGTCCGCGGGTCGGTGGGCAGATTGAGGGTGGCCACTAGCGTCGTACCCTCGCGCCGACCGGCCCGACCGGCGACTCGGTGTCCCCGCGCGGCCCGCGCTGGACGATCACGCGCTCGCGGAGCTCGGCCAGCTCCTGGTCGATCCGCGCGAGCTTGAGCGCGAACGCGGTCCCCTGGGTCGTCAGCTTGAGCCCGTAGGCCCGCTGGAGCACCCAGAGGACCGCGGATTGCCGGAGTTGCCGGGGGTTGTAGAGGACCGTCGGGTCCTGGGTCAGATCGATATTGTACCACTGATTGATTTCAAAGCTGGCTTCGTCGATCTGCGGGTCAAAGGTCAGCACGGTGAACTCGACGCCCGCCAGCCCGCCCGCCGGCGCCGGCGGCTGGCCGGCGCCGGCCGCCTTGCCGAGCCGGCGCAAGGTCGCCGAGCCGTCCGCGGCCACCGAATCGACCGCGAGCAGCGCGCCGTCGTTGCCGTAGGTGCTCCTGGGCTGGGTGAGCCACAGGACGTTGCCGGCATGGACGCCCGAGGCGTTGAAATCGACCGTGGCGGAGGTCAGCTTCCAGCGATTCGCCGACCCGAAGACGCCGTCGGCGCCGTAGGCCAGCGATTGGCTGTCGGGGCAGAGCACCGTGTAGTCGCCCAGCGCCCTCAGGGCGATATCCTCGTCGGTGCAATAGACCTGCGCTAGCGCCGCCCACGCGGCGGCCGTCGGGACCGGGGCGGTCGCCGCACCGACCGACGACGGCGCCAGGCTCGACACCGCCGCATCCAGGAATTCGTCGGTGCCGGGGTTCACCTCGTCGGCGGCGTAGGCGGGGGTCAAGCCGCCCGTGTCCCACGCCAGCAGTCCCTGAAATCCCGGTGGGAACGCGATCGGCGCCAGATAGATCCCCGACCCGCTCGGGCGCTCGACGACCCCCGCCGTGCTCCGGGCCGTGTTCACAGTCCCGTCGGCGTTGTACAGGGTGTAGCCGACGGTCGCGAGCCCGGCGCGGCCCTTGCCGAAGTTCGCCGATTTGGTGCGGGTGTAGGACACCGCTTACGAGCCCGAGCCCTTGCGGATCAGCGTCCGGATTCCCTCGTCGTGGATCGTCACCGGGCCCGCGTTCCCCTCGAACGACCACTCGGCGACGCCCGGCGGGATATCGATCGTGCCGCCCGAGAAGTAATTGCCTTGGAACGTGCCGGTGTGCGGCAGGAGGGAAGCGGTCGTGTCCGCCAGGATCGGCGTCCCCAGCGCCTCGAACCAGCAGCCTGAGACCGTCGTGCCGTTCCCGGGCACGACGCCGACGGCGCCGGGGTTCGACTCGAATTCGCAGTCGCGGACGTGAGAGCCGGTCGTGTTGCGCAGGTCCAGGATGCGGACGATGCCAATGTTGCTGTAGATATAAAAGTTGTAGAACCAGTTCAGGTTGGAGTTGGTCCAGTAGTCCTTGGCGTTCGCGCTGTCCACCACCTTCGCCGGCCCGGACTGCTCCATGATGACGACGCGGCGCAGGATATTGGCATAACAGACGATCGTCGCGTCGAGCAGGAACAAGCTGCCGAACGTCGCTCGGGTGTCGGGTGCGCAGCGGTAGCCGATCTCCTCCCACACCGTCGCGTTGTGGCCGCGCAGCTCGACGGCCGTGCCGTGCGAGCCCGCCGCGTGCGCCTGGAGGCTCAGGTCCTGCACGCGGCTGAACCGCACGGCGTAGGGCGCTTGGGCGGGCGGGCCGGCGAAGATCGGCGTCTCGGGGACCGCCGCGGCCAGGACCGTCGCGTTCAGGCCGGCGCCATGGAGCCGCACCGTCTTCGGGTGCGCCGGCAGCGCGAGCCGCGCGACCTGGTAGGTCCCGGGCGGGACGTACACGGTCCCGCCGCCGGGCGGCAGCGCCGCGAAGCCGGAGCGGAAGGCCGCGGTGTCGTCGGTCGCGCCGTCGCCCCGGGCGCCGAAATCACGGACGTTCAGGCCGCCGAGCACGTCAGTCATGCGTCGCATCCCCCAGGGCCGCCGGCGCGCCCTCCGCCGGCTTCAGTTCCCACGTGGCGGTATCCAGGACCAGGTCGCGGCCGATCGCCTCGGGCGCGACCCCGAGCCGGTCGGCGATCTCGCCGACCAGATCGCGGAACTCGGCCCCGAGGTCGGCGACGGCGCGGCGCAGTTCCCGCTCGCGGGCGGCGTGGCCCAGATAGGCCCGTCGTTCCATGCCCGTCAATCTCAGCGGCTCAGGCATAATCCCCCTCACGTGGTCGGCGGCGTGGCGAAGCGTTCGAGGGCGATCAGGGTCGGTGTCGGCGCACCCTGCGCGTCGGTGAACACGACCGAGAGCGCGTCGAGGGCGGTCTCGAGCGCCGCGAAGTCGGCCGGCTGGAGCGCCGCGTTGGTGCCCGCGAAGTCGTCGGCCGCGAACCCCTGGCCGCCGGTCAGGATCTCGGCGCGGCGCCGGAGCTTGATCGCATTGTATAAGCAATCGATGATCTCACGCGAGACGACGCGGAGCTGGCTGATCGCGGTCGAGCGGTCCGGAGTCGTGGCCACGGCTTGACCTCGCTTAATTCATCAGGTTGAATGCACGGGCCATATTGTAGACCGTCTGAAGCATCGTCTGCTCATTGGTGCCGTAGGTCGCGCCCGCCGTCGCCGCGGCGCCGGCCTGGCGTGCCACGGCCGCCCCTCCGAGGAAGGAGATCAGCGGCTGAGTCCCGTCGGACTCGACACGGAAGCCTTCCCGGTCCGTCCCCGAATAGTCGCATGCCCAGAGCAGGAGTCGGCCCTTGCGCGTCGCGTCGGTCGAATCGACCCAGGCACTCGTGGCCCGACCCCGCTTGCGGGCCGTCCCCGTGTTCGAGCCGGCCGACAGGCAGAACCCGCCCGAGTAGACGTCGAGCGCGTCGAGCGCCGTCGTCGTCCCGCCCAGCCCGACGGACTCGCCCGCGCCGAAGATAATCGTATTGCTCGTCGTCACCTGCGCGTTGCAGCCGATCGCCGTGCTATTCGAAATCCCGTCCGTCGTACCGGAGAATCCCGCGTCGTAGCCGACAAAAGTGCATTGGGTGATGTTCGTCTTCGATCGGCCGGCGTTGATCCCGAGGGCGGTATTCCCGGAGCCGGAGACGGAATCCATGGCGCTGGCGCCGATCGCCGTGTTGTAGTTCCCGGACGTCCCGATCGAGAGTGCGAAATATCCCATCACGGTGTTGTAGTCACCGGAGGTGTAATTCTGGATCGCCTGCGCGCCGACCGCCGTGTTCCCGGTCCCCGAGACGAGGTATTGGAGAGAACCGTTGCCGATAGCGACACCCATAGACCCAGATACGTTTGTCGCCAATCCACCATAACCGACGGCGACGTTCTGACCCCCTGTGGTTGTCGCCGCCAGGACGTCGCGACCGATGGCGACGTTGAACACGCCACTCGTCAGCCCCGACAGCGCGCCGTAGCCCAGACCCGTATTACTCCCGCCCGAGGTCAGCGCCGCGAGCGCACCGTAGCCCACGCCGACATTCGCGGTCCCGGACATCGTCAGATTGCCGGAATTGACCCCAAGAAACGTGTTGTTACCCCCCGATCCCGGGTAGGCATGCAGGAACCGCGACCCGCCCATGTACAGGATGCCGACGCTCGACGTGGTGGGCGGCAGGACGGGGTTGCCGTTACTATCGAAGGTGAGCCCGGCCGCCCCGGCGAACGAGCCGGCGTTGTTGTACTGGGCCTGACCGGCCGATCCGCCCGGACCCCCGCCCATGGGCAGCGCCGTCCAGGTACCCGTGCCGTCCAGGTACTTGCCCGCGGCGGCCGTGCCCGTGCCGAGCCGGGCCGCGCCGAAGATGCCCGTGGTCGTCTTGGAGGCGTCCAAACTCGGGATATCCCCGGCCACCAGCGCCCGGAACGCCGGGGCCGCGGGGGAACCCGATGCCGGGCCCGCCAGGACCAGGTTGGCGGCCTGGGTGTTCAGGCCCAGCGTGCCCGAGTAGGCGCCCGTGCCGTCGTTCGCGAACGCGACGGGATTCGTATAGATCAGGTTCGGCGTGTTGAGTGTGATTGATTTTACATACGTGGCACCGAGGTTCGGGATGTCCGAGGCGGCGAGTCCCGCCCAGGCCGGCGCGGCGCTCGCCGTCCCGGTCCCGGTCTGGCCCAGGAACTGGCGCGTCGCCGACGTGTTGCCCGCGAGCCGGACGTTGCCGGATGCACCGCGATAGGTGAGATCGCCGAGCGTGGTGTTGGGCGCGAGCGCGTCGAACGCCGCGCCGGCGGTGCCCGCGCCCGTGCCTCCCCGGGCGATGGGGAGCGTGCCGGAGGTGATATCGGCCGCGGAGTGCTGGTGGACGGCGAGTGCGAAGTCCGAGGCTGCGTGCGTCGCGGCGTCGCCGAGGCCGAGATTGGTGCGGGACGTCGGCAGGTCGGCGAGCCCGCCGAGATTGCCCGCCTTGGTCAGATAGGTCCCCGAGAGGTCGGGGAGATCGCCCGCGCCGAGCGTCGTGCCCGCGGTGATCCTGCCTTTCGCGTCGGTCGTGACCTTGGTGTACGTCCCGGCCGTGCCGACCGCGGCGAGCGTCGCCGCCGCCGACCCCGGCCCGCTCGCCGTGACGTCGCCGGTCAGGGCGGTGAGGTAGTTGCCCGCGGGTTGCTTGCCCGCCAGGTCGGCGACGAGCCCCGTGACCTGCGACTCGGGGAGAGCCGGGATGTCCGCCGCGGTGAGCAGGCGCGGGACGTACTTCGACTGCGCCGCGACCCACGCCGGGATCTGCGCGTTCGCCGTGGCGGCCGCGAAATCGACGAGATCGGTCGTCAGTGACGGGACGAACCCGGCACCCATCAGCGCAGCCACTCCGCCAGGTAGGTGAGCCCGAGCAGCGCCAGCCAGATCCCGACGGCGGTCAGGAGGATCGCCAGACAGGCGCGCATAGCCTTGTCTTTGAGCATGTTGCGACCATCACACGCGAGGAGACCCGCGCCGCGACCGACGTAGAAGATCGGCGGATTGGTGAAGACGAGGACCTCGAACGGGTCGGGCGTCCAGGGGAGCCGGACGAGCGCGAAGAGCGAGCAGAGACGCCAGAGGACGACGCGGAAGGCGATGCCATTGGTGTAGGAACCGCCTTTGGCGAGCATCAGGTGGAAGACGACCCGCTGGTCCACGCCGAGGGTCCACTCGATCCCCTCGCGGGCCCGATCGCTCCAGATGACGCCCCAGCGCCACCAGGGATAGATGCCGCCCCTGTTGCGCACAGGCTCGGGCGGCCCGAATCGCGCGCACATGGATCAGGTGTCCTCCGGCTCATCGAGGGCCCGAAACGCACGGTAGGTCGGAAAAAGTGCCGTGGCCGCCGGTGGACAAGGTCGCCGGCGCCACGGCGGGCGGAGTTGATGCCTCGATCCGGGGGGGGGCAAGCACACCCCCCCCCGAAGGGGCGCCCGGCCGGGCACGACCCGCCTAATCCCGCTGGCCGGGCTCGGGGCGGCGGAGATTCAGGCCGGACGATTGCCGGGGGATTGCTGGGAGGATTGCGGGGATTGCGGGGATTGCTGGGATTGCGGCTGCGCCTGATCGGGCGGCGACTGCGACCCGTCCGCGGGCGGCTGCGGGAAGTCCTGCGCCAGGAAGCCGTCGAGCCGGTTCAGCCAGTCGGGATAGGCTTCCCCGAAGGCGTCGAAGCTCGTCTTCGCGAACGCCACCATCGAGCGCAGCGACAGCTCGCCCGCGTGGAGGTAGACGGCGATCCGGCCGAGGAGGTCGGCCTGCTGCGCCGCGTGCGCCGCCTCGATCTCGTCGCGGAGGCGCAGGAGCGGCTCGGAGTGCATGGCCAGCCGGAGCGGACCGTCGTGGATATCGGTGCTGAGTCCCATCGCCTCGGCCGTCCGGAGGACGGTGGCGTGGAGGTCGGGGGGATTCGGGGTCGGTTCGGACATGGTCTCCTCCTCGGTTCAGCGCCGCCGCATCCCCTTCCGCGTCGGCGGCTCGTCCTCGTCGTCGTCGGCCGACGCGTCGGTGGCGGCCTCGGCGGGCCGGGGCGGGTCGAGGCCGGTGTTGCGGGGCGCGCGGCTCTCGGGCGGGGCGCCGGCCTGGGTCTGACTATCCACGGTCCCCGCGGCCGGGTTGTTCGGGTCGATCCCCTCGGTGGGGTGGAGGATGGTCGGATCGGCGCCCGGGTTCAGCGGCTGGGGGCTGGCCGGCGCCTGCGGGCCGGTGCCGTGCGGCGGCGGCGCGCCGGCGACGTGCGGGGTGCGACCCTCGCCCGTACCGCCGGGTTTCAGGGGTTCGGACTGGTCTTTCGGTTCGGACATCTGTGCCTCCTTCCCGGCCCCCGCCGGTCGGCCGAGGTAGGCCGGCCGGGCGAGGCCGAAGACTTCGTGGGCGTGCTCAATCATCAGCTCGGCGGCGCGCCGCTCCAGGTCGATCGACCGGAGCAGGGCCTCGGCGTGCGCCAGGATGTCGGGCCGTTGCCGCGGGTCGGCGGCCAGTTGCGCCGCCGTGATCTGGTTTTCGAGGAGCTGGAGCGCCCGATTCCGCAGCACCAGCCCCAGCGGCGGGAAGGGCCCCTCGTCCGCGACGCCCAGCTCCCCCGCCGCCCGCTCGACGTAGTGTCGCAGGCCCATATATTGCTGTTCAGGCATCGGGGCCCCCTTTACGCCGCGGGCGCGAACGCCGTGACACCGGTGATATACGAGTGGTGGGCCTCGTTGTCCACCTCGATCGCGAGCCGGCCGATCCAGTCGCCCTCGCCGTTGTTGTCGGCCGGTCCGGTGTCGCCGCGCCGCCCGTAGGGCTGGTACTCGACGTCGTGGAGGACGCGGTAACGCACCTCCTCGGCCGTGAGCACCAGCGCCGAGCCCGCCCTCAACCACATGTTATCGATGATCGGGATCGGACCGATGAATGGGCTGTAAAAGACGTCGATATCGACGCCGAACGGCGTCGTGCCCGCGGCGAAGCGCTGCAGGCCCATCCCCCACGTCGAGAGGCCGGTCAGGAAGTCGGGCGAGACCATGATGACCGACGGGTTGCCGCCGTTGGAGCGGATCGGCTGGATCGCGTCGGCGATGAGGTTCTGCGGCTTGTAGGCCGTGGGGCTCGAGGCTGCCTTGTTGTTGGTGACGAGCAGGTTGCAGATGCCGTACATCTTCGGCCGGCTGTTCGAGGTCGAGATCGCCTCGCCGACGCCGTACAGGCTCGACAGCTCGATGTCGTCCATGCAGTTCTGCACCGCGTCGAGCTTGTTCTTGGGGAACGGCGCCGGCACGTTGCCGGGCCACGGGAAGCCCTGGATGTCCTGCATGACGCCCGAGACCTGCACGACATGTTGGAATACCTGGACCCATTGCGTGATGCTGGTGGGGAGCTGGCTGATGGCGAGCTGGTTGATCTCGCCGCCGGTCCGGGAGTTGCCCAGGTTGGTGATCGTGTTGGCCGGGGCGGTCAGGCTGGCGATCGCGGTGGCCGGCACCGGGTTCGGCCCGCCCCCGGCGATCGCCTGCGCCGTGCCGATCCCGCGCCGGACCGTGACCTGATTGGTCACGGTGTTCGGCGCCGCGGTGATCTCGACGCACTCGCCGGTCGATAACTGAAGCACGTCGCCGTTCATGAGGATCGAGGCGTCGCTGAGTGTCAGCGTCGTGTCCCCGGTGCCGATCGTGGCGGCGAGCAGCGTCGTGCGGGGCCGGAACTTGTAGCCGACCATGTTGAACGACACATTGCCGACGGGGAACTTGGGAAACCGGCTCGTGAGCGGGGTCCGGTTGACGAACCAGAGCTGCGCGATGCCGAACTGGGTCTTCGGCAGTTGGTTTTGCAACGCTGCCGGGAGCAGGATACCTTGATTGTAAGCCATGACGGCTCCTGGATTGGAGGGTGATGTCCCGGCAGCGATCCGGGGCGGGTCGGGTCAGGGGATCAGTGGACGAACGGGGGCCGAGTGCCCTGCGCCGACACGGCGGGGAGGGCGGCCGGGTTGAAGCCGGGGCCGAACGACAGGCCGATCGGGGCGCTGCCCTGGCGGCGCTGCTCGGCCACCTGCGCCAGGAACTCGGCGTAAGCCTTCTCGCCCTCGGTCTGGGGGACGACGTACCCCGGCGGCAAGTTGACCGCGGTGCCATCCGGCAGGCGGGCGACGAGCGAGTTGCCCGGCGTGGTCGCGGGCGCCGCGCCGGCGCCGCCCTGGTTCGTGGCGCGGACGAAGTGGCCGTATTCCTCGCTACCCAGTTTCGCGGCGACCCAGTCCTTCGGGCTCTTCAGGTCCCGCGACCGCACCTGGTACGTGTCGCCCGCCTCGACGACCTCGAACTCGTCGGCCCAGAGCTTGGCGAGCTGCGCGGCGGCGCCGGGCACCAGGTTGTGGCCGGCCAGCGCCAGCGCCAGCTCGCGGTTGCGCTCGCTGAGCTTGAAGCGCTCGACGGTCTGGGCGGCCCGCTTCCGCTCCTCCTCGAGCGCCTGCCCGTGTTGCTTCACGAGCTCCTCGATCTGGCCCTTCTCGGCGAGCTTGCGCTGCTCGTCGAGCCGCTTCTGCTCGGCGGCCTGGGAATCGGCCAGCTCGCGCTGGGCGCGCCACGCCTTCAGTTGGGCCAGCTCGGAGAGGAGCGCGGCATTGGGGTCGGCGCCGGGCGCGGGCGCGGGCGGCGTCGCTGGTTGCTGAGCAGGCGGCGCAGGCGGAGCGGCAGCGGAAGGCGGGGCGGGCGGCTGTTGTTGCGGGCTTTCATCGGGCATCGGCGCTGGGTCCTATGGTCAAGAGATGCGGATTCATGCCGCCTTCGACTCGGTCGCCGGGGGTGCATTCGTGGCGTCCGGCGCCTGCTGCGACGGCGGCGGCGGTGGTGGCGTGGTGGGACTCGGGGCGGGCGCGGGCGGCGGGTTGACGGCGTCGGCGCCCCGGACGGCGTTGCCCGCCAGCACGTACTGCTCGACTTCCTTGCGCACCTTCTCTTGGACCTGATCGGGCAGGCCCGGCAGGCCCGCGAGGATCAGCCGCGTGATCAGCTCGATCTCGGCGACCGGCAGCGCGCCCGACAAGGCCGCGATCCCCTGCAGGTCCTGGCACAGCGCCGCCAAGTCGCTCGCGGTGAACAGGTCGAACTCGCTCGGGTAGGTGATCGTGACCTTCGCCAGCACCTCGGGCGGCACCGGGCCGTCGGAGAGCACCGTGAGCGCCAGCCGCGCCAGCTCCATTTCGAGCTTCTGGAGCGACGTCGCCACCTTCGCCAGCAGGTCGTTGCCCGTCTGCTGATCGACGATCTTGGAGATGCCGCTCTGAGAGACCGTCGCGCGGTGGCTCATTACGCCCGACGGCTTCGTGAGGCACGCGGCCCGGTCGTTCTCGTCGCGCAGCGCCTGCAATTGCTTGTCCAGCTTGTCGGGCGCTTCCGACGACGGAGAGACATATTTCCATTCGGTTTGCGCGCCGGCCGTCCGGTCGGGGATCGGCAGGACGCGCCCCGGCCCGATATCGACGCCCTGGCCCGTGCACATACTTTGCGGGCCCGAGAGCAGCGGGTGCGCCGCCAGGCTGCAGGACAGGATCAGCTCGGAGTGGACATTGTAATAGGTCCGCTGGATCTCGGCATTCACCTCATAGCGCGAGTTGCCGACATTAAAGAGCCGTGCCTTCCTGGTGTCGAACTTGCGGCGGATGGGGACCTCGCCGAACGGGTGTTCGCCCTCAAGGGTGAGCTCGCCCTCTTGGTCGTAGAGCCGCCAACCCGTCTCGGTCCAGCGGCGGTACTGCGGCGTCTCGCCCACCCATTCGCGGACCACCACCCACTTATATTTACCCGCTGAGCCTAGCTCCCAGTTGAGCACATTCTCGGGCAGGACGTGGCAGGCGACGCAGGCGTCCAGGCCGAGCCCGACCTGATCGGCGCGGGTCTCGACCGCGGCGCCCGCCGGGGCGGCGGGGTGGTCGAAGGCGACGTCGAGCTGGCCCAGGACGAGGAACAAGGGCGCGATCGTCTCCGTCATCCAGTCATCGACCCGGGTGCCGCTGCCATCGACGTCGGCCCACCACGCCTTGAGCCGGTCGCCCAGCGGGCCGGGCGGCGCCTCGCGCCGCACCTCGCGGGCATAAAGGCGGCTCAGGTGGATGCCGATGGCTTCCTGGACGAAGCCGGGCACCGGCGTAAGCGAGCGCCGGAACTCGTATTCGTCGCCCATCTCGGGCGCGCCGCCGCCGCTGTACTCGCCCATCGCGCCCTGGCCGGGCGGCACCGGGTACTCGCCGGGGTGCCGGACCAGGTTGCGCCGCGGTAAGTTATGGGTGTACATTCGCGGATAGTTGCGGCCCGTCTCGGGGTCCTGGACGTTCCAGGTGATCACGTAGGCTTCCCAGCCGTAGTCCGCCTCGCGGTAGCGCTGGCCGCCCTCCAGCGAGTCCTGCAGCCACCGCCAGGTCAGGTGGTACTCGCGGTACTCCGGGTGCCGCCCCTCGACGATGGCGCGACCTTCCGCGTTGACCGGCAGCGCCGGCAGTTGCGGCACCGTCGCCGGGTCGGGCGTGCCGCCCCTGAGCCGGGCGAGGAAGTCGGAGAGCGCCATGGGTCAACCCGCCTCCCGATCCCACGACGCGACGGCGCGGCGGAACAGCCGGAGCGTCCGGGCCTCCTCGACATAACAGCGGTCGCACCAGGTCGCCACGACGGCCAGAGGCCCGGGATACTGGCTCGTGTGCCCCGGCCGGAAACAGTTGATGCACTCCCCGCAATAACCGCCGACCGGGACGCCGATGGCGGCGCAGTCGCAGCGCCGCTCCAACAGGATGTCGTCGTCGGACTGGGCCGCCCGGCGCTGTTCGATTTCCGCGGTCGAGGTGAGGCTCATCGGATTCTGCCCCCTTGTGCGAACACGCGCCGCAGCACCGGCTGGGGCCGGCGCCCGTCGGGGAAGCGATCGACCAGGCCGCCGCGCAAGGGATCGATCAGGTCCTCGTGGGGGTGCTGGGGGTCGATCGGAATATCCAGATATTGGCTCCCACGCTTGCAACGCTGGTAATTGGCGAAGGCAGTGAGCAAATGGACACAGCGGGGATGGACGAGGAGGCCGGGAGGATCGACACTGACGAAACTGTCGAGGAGTGCCAATCCGTCGGGTACGGCCGAATGGGGCCACGGGTTGAGCCTGAGTCCCGCACGTTCATACTCCGCTAACACGGTCACGCCGATCGCGTTCCGGCTCTTGCCCGCCGGGTCGGTCAGGCCGCGATCGACCCGCCCTTTGCACAGTTCCCGCGACCGGGCGAGGATGTCTTTCGCAACCGAATATGCCGATTGGTCGTAGGCGTAATAGTCGCCGAACACGGTCACGGTCGCGTTCGGCCCCTCGCCCCGCACCTGGAACCACACGGCGCCGGTGTGCACGCCCGAATCGACGGCGAGTCGCACCTGGAAAGCGGGGTCATACTCGGCCGAGGCGGAAACGTGCTGATCCGAGAATGTGGAAAACCATTGGCCTTCGCCCGCGGCCCAGAGGCCTTCCAGGAGCCGCTTGCGGCGCGTGCCGCGGAGTTTACCGAGCCGCTCCATGTAAACCACGCCGTCGGGCGTCCAGCCCATCCCGCCGTGCATCGCCGGATTGGCTTCATGGGTCGTCTGCCACCGCGCCGTCCGGCCGTCCTCGCAGCGCCTGTTGAGCCAGCTCGCCGGGTCTCCGGGGTTGGTGTCGCCGATCAGATAGCCGAAGCGCGGATCGCTGCCAGGCCGATTGAGCCGCGTGCCGAGCGTGTCCCAGATCTCCTCTTCCTGCTCGATCGCCTCGTTGACATAAATCATATCCCAGGCGGTCGATCCGATCCGCACGGGATCGTCGGTGCCGGACAAGACGATCTCCGAGCCGTTGGGGTAGACATAACCGGACCGATGCTTCCGGCTCGCCCCCCTCGCGATGCGCTCCATCCCGTCGGCCGGGAGGATCTCGCGCTCGAACGTCGCCAGGATCGACTCCGTCAGGGCGACGCGCGTCGCCCGGCACCAGAGCTGCCGCATGTTCGGGTAATCGGCCGCCAACATGTGCAGAAATGCGAGAATCGAGTAGGTCTTACCCGTCCCCGCCGGCCCCTCGATCAGCAGCTCCCTCGGGAGCGTCCCCCACTCCAGGGCCGCCGCCAGGCGCACGCCCACCTGGATGTCCCGGTCTGGGTCGGTCATCGACCGTCTTCGCCTTCAGTCGCGGTGCCTCGGACTGGCTGATCTGATGCTGTTCCGGCGCATCGAGGCCGAGCAACCGGGCCCGCCGGTTCATCACCCTCAGGACGCAATCGACCGCCTCGGAGTCGCCGCCCGCGGCCCGCTCCCAGAGGCCGCGGGCGAGCCTGTCGAGCCGTTCCAGCTCCATCTTGCGGACGTCGTCCGCGGGCTCGCGGAGGGTATCCCTGAGGGCCTGCTCGACGGCCTTGTAGGCGCCACTGGCGTTGGTATAGCCGAGCCGGGCGGCGATCTCCTCGAACCCGTATCCGGCCTTGCGCAACTCGAGCGCCTGCCGTCGCTTCTCGATGACGGCCGGGTCGTTTTTCCGGGTCCTGCTTTTCCCTTTAACGGCCACACGTCACGCCGCGCTTTCCCGCCACGATTGACAGATCCGAGGGGTTCGCCCGGATAACTTGACAAATTCGGGCGAACCCGCGTCATTACTTAACTCGATGCAGGGGTACCATTACACTTGTCGTAGCACCCCCACCCCGCCTCCCGCGTCGGCGGCGGCGCCATCAGAGAACCGTCAGTGGTGGTCGGCCGGAGTCGAACCGGCTCCCGATTAAGGGTGCTGGGCAGGACCCGCCCCGACGAATCGGGGCCCGGGGCTACTTTTCCCGCCTCGAAGGCGTGCCCTACGCGTGTCGCCGTCCACGCCGCGACCACCGTGCCTCACCGCCGCGGGCCGCGCGGCGGCGTCTTGACCCAGCACAAATTGCAGAGGAGCTTATGCGCCACGTCGGGCGCCGGCCGGACGTCGGGCCCGGCGCGCCCGCAGTGCTCGCAGTGCTCGCACTCGCGGGGCTTCGGCTCACCCGGCCTCCCGCAATCGCCCTTCGCGCTCACCTGCGCGTCGGCAGCGGTGCCCGGAACCGGAACGGGAACGGCGCGGCCTGCGGGCTCGGCGCCGGGGCCGTCATGGTCGGCGCCGTCGGCGCGGGGGTCGGATTCGGGGCCGGCGCCGGGGTGGGGCTCGGCGCCGGCTGAGCGGCCGGGACGGGCGTCGAGACGGGCAGCGGTCGGATCACGTGGAAGCCGGCGTCGCTCGCGTCGGGGATCCAGACCTCGAAGTCCTGCCCGACGGGCATCAACACGGGCCCGACGGCGGCGAGGTCGGCCTTGAGTGTCGCGTTGGCCTGGGTCTGCGCGTCGGCCGCCTGCGCGAGCGCCGCGTTCGCGGCCTGCGCCGCGGCGGTGGCCTGGGCCTGCGCCGCATCGGCGGCCTTCTTCGCCGCGATCACGTCGCCGATGGTCGGCGCGGCCGCCATCGGGCCGGGCGGATTGGCGGGCGGCGGCTGGTCCTGCGCGCCCGAGAGCGGGGCGAGGAGGAGCAGGGCGGCGACCGGGGCGAGCATGATGCAAAGTCGCAATTTCATACGTTATTCCTCATCGGGTTCTGCTATCTGATCCTCGATCGTGCGGAGCAGCTCCATGACGGCCTCGTGCTCGGCCCGGACCCGGCCGCGGAGGTCGGCGCGCTCGACGGCGGCGGCCTCGACCTGGCGCCGGAGGTCGGCGCGGTCGCGCATCGACGCCTCGTGTTGGTCCCAGTTCCTCTGTTCGGCGCGGAGCCAGAGGGTCACCAGGAACGCGAGCGACGCGCCGAAGAGCAGGGTCGGCCCGCAAACCGACACGGCCGACTGGAACGCCCGGATCACGGCCGCACGTCCCGGGCCGCCATCCGGCCGGCGCGCTCGAGGAAGAAATGGGTAGCGATATCATCGGCCATGGCGCGGATCGGCTCGAAGACGAACGGCTTGTGGAGGAGCAGGTCGGGCTTGAGCGCGGCGACATCATCCACGCCATCGATGGATTTTGCGGTGAACACGATCACCTTCGTCGGACTACCCTGCTCGCGCAGCCACCCGAGGACCCCGATCCCGTCGCGGTCGGGGAGCATGAGGTCCAGGAGGACGAGGTCATACACCTCGCCGGTGGCGAGCAGCGCCAGCGCCCGCTCGCAGGTGTGCGCCTTGCGCACGTCCCACTTCCAGATCTCGAAGATCCGGGCGAAGATATGGCAGATCGTCTCCTCATCCTCCACGATCAGGACCCGCGGGAACTGCCGATTCATCCTCGCCTTCTTCCCGAATCCAGCCGTGTTGGTGGAGGACATCCTTGGCGAAGTCGAGCGTGATCGTCCGCATGCGCTCCGCCTCGGTGCGCAGGGCCGCGAGCTCGCGCTGCTGGGTCTCGATCAGGTCGTCCTTGGCGCGGACGATCGCGTCGGCCTGCCTGGCCTTCTCGGCCGCGAGCCGGTCGCGTTCGGCCATCAGGTCCTGGATGCGCCGGATCTCCTCGTGCGCGTCGGCCAGGGCCTGGAGCGTCGTCCCCTTGCGGGCCTCCTCGAGCGCCCGGTAGGCCGCGATGTCCGCATCGGTGCGCTTCCTCCGGTAAATCGGATAACCGATCCCGGCGCCCGCGAAGCAGCCGGCCACGACCGCGCCGGCGACGGTGCCCAGGTACTCCGTCGAGGGGAGGGCCGCCAGGAGCGCGGCGCCCGCGCCGGCCAGTGCGATCGCGACGAGTCGCACCCATCACCCTTCGGACGCCGGAGGCATCAGGGGCTTCAGGCGGCGCAGCAGGTCGAGGACGGTCTCCACGGTGTAGGTCGCGAGGATCTCCACGGCCTCGTCGAACGAGCCGGCGAGCCGCTCGCCGCCGACCCGCTCGAGCGCGAGATCGAGCGCCGGGAAGGCGAAGTCCTCGAGGAACTCGGGGACGATGAGTCCCAGGGGGTAGCCGAGGATGGCCAGGTCGGCGGCGTACCGATCCGAGCCGAGGAGCCGGCGCGCCCGCTCCGTGACCTCGTGATAGAGCCGGCCGAGCGACTCGTCGGCGCCCATCAGCAGACGTCCCCGGACGAGGGCATCCCGAGCGCCGCCAGGTGCGGGTGGATCTCGCCGCGCCCGGGATACGCGCGGGCCATCCATCGCCCGTCCCGCGCCGTGATCTTCGAGCCGCCGACGATCGGTGCGCCGTCGGTGGTAATCGATGCTGGAAATTGATACATCATGATCGATGTATCTTCCTCCGGCGATGCGAGGATGTCGCCGGTCATATCGAGTGGTGTCAGGATCTGCTGGTCGATCATCTCCTCGGACCAGCCCTGGGTTTGCTCCATGAAGGCGTATGTCTTCGCCGGGTCGAGCCGCTTCACGACCTCCGGCCGGCACTGTTCGTGCAGCGCCCCGAGCGCGTGGCCCGTCTCGTGACAGATCACACGGTAATATTCGGAGATCGGCATGTCGCCGGTGTCGAACCCCTCGAGGTTCATGGTCGTCTCGCCGCGCGCCGCCATGACGCGGCAGTCGGTGCCGATATAGCTCCAGAAGCCGGTCCGGTCGAACGCGACCACGATGTCGGGCGTCTGACCCTGCGACCAACGGACGAAAGAGATGTTCGCGTATTTGGACCACAAATTCATGAACTGGAGGATCTCGGCCATCGGCGAGGCCGGGAGGTTGCCGGCGCGGAACGCCACCTTGAGCACGGACCCGACCGGCCAGAACTTCGACCGGACGAGCGTGATTGCCCCGGGGGGCAGGACGTCGTCGTGCGGGTGGGTGTAGGCGAGGTCGACCAGGCCGGGGGCGTTCTCGGGGCGGACACAGGCGGCGTGCCAGGCGGCCTCTAACCGGAGGTCGGCGGGCGGCTCGGGGCACGAGCAACAGGCGAACTCGGGGGCGTCAGGCATCGTCGTCCGCGGACCTCAGTCGCCGCTCGATCTCCCGGACTCGCCGCATCTTGTAGAAATAGCTGCGTCGGCTGATCATCAGGACCTTGCAGATGTCTTCGCGCGTCCAGCCGGCGCCCCGCAGTGTGACGATGGCCCTGAGCAGATCGGGCCCGCGCTCGGTCCGCACTCCCGGCATCGGCAACTCCCTTTTCCATCCGCGCGC